CGCGTGTTTTTTTTTTTTTTTTTTCTTGGTGTAAGTGCAACTTTGCCTATCACGATCCCCTAATTCACGGGGTTCTACGGGTATGGAAACAACCCGATTTCCTAACGGCCATAGCCCGTTAGGTATGCCGTCCGATTTTGTTCGGACAGTGCTCGATCAAGCCTAGCCTGGTCGGTAAACAGAGAAAACTTATAAGTATCTCTGAATCTCAGACCTCTACGTCTGAGAAATTCCTCTGTAACAACGCGTTCAGAGGCGTGTACCAAGTGAAGAATCGTCTTGGTCATAGGGTTCCCCATCATGAAACCCTCGCGTATAAATCCTGTCCAATTAACAGGATCTACGATTTCGTGTCCATCATCAAGGATGGTTCGCGATGTAGTCTCAACAACAGGTTGAGCCTCAACAATCGTCTTTAGAACAAGACGTTTGTAACCATTTGGAAAACCCAAATAGTCCATGAGTCCACGTAAATGGGCCCATCCCACGTATTTCGAAATGAAATCCGTTGATTCAGTCCAGTCCTTGAAGACATGCTGAATTTCATCATTGGTTCGCCCAGTGATGCCGTCGTAAATGAACCCTGATTCATCCGACATTGCAGACACCCTTTTTTGGTGTCTCCATTCGTGACTACTTTCGAGTAGTCCCGCCCTATGCTCCGGTAGGAGCGATAGTGCACCTTGAGTTATTTTGCTCGCAGGTGTAAGGAACCATGCCAGGACAGCATGGGACTTTGTCAGATTCCGTTCTTTACCGGGCTCTGAGATATGGACGATTTTAGCATCCATAATTCCGGGTTCATATTCATGATCCCCGTAATCAAGGAATTGGTAATACTCCTCCTTGTTCCACTGGCCCTTTTTGACCCAGTGGTTTATGGTTAACTGATAAGATAACCAAAATAACGGACGACTGAAATCAGCATCCGATTCGGTTTCCCTGGAAACCGTTACAAATTCAATTATTGAATTCGTTTCAAGATCCCTAACTGGAATCTTCCAACCCTGCTTAATGGCAAGATTGAGTAGAAGACGTGCGTCTTCTATTTTACCTCCGTCTTTGACGAAGGTATCAACTGACGCTGTACCTTTCAGCGGCAATTCGATTCGTGAGAATATCTCTGCGAATAGTGAGGCCTCCACGCTTGTGGAACCCTTCATTCTAATCTTCTCTGAAGAAAGAATATCGCGGGGTACGCCCCCGTCGGCTAACCGTTTTTGAACGGCTAGGTATTGGAGATGTGTCATCTCCGGAGGAACACGGATTACTTCCCTGTTCACTGTGTTGCGGAATGCAATTCTGCGACACTCGGCTATAGATTCTGGTAAATAGCCCATTCCTCTCGTTTGTGAGAGGATACTCGCCCTGTATATCCATGCAGGTGAGAGGGAATAATCTGACCCAGCGCCAGAATATTCTTGTTCCGCATAGGCCTTAAGCCTGCGTAACTCTGTACCAAAGAACGCTCCAAACGCTTTGGTAGAAGCCTGAAATGTCAACCATTCCAGACGATCATCTCTCCGCTCTTTGTGGAAAGATTGTTTGACAAGTGCCGAAAAGGCCTTGGCATCATTATAGAATCCACCTTGTGGTTCTATTACTAGGCCCCCAGGTCCCTGGGAGGTCCCTGCTGCATAGTCATCTAACAATGCAGAATATGCCCAGGCTGTGTGCTTGGACAATGTCTTGTACCCTTCAATTTCGGGTGCAAGTGATAACATCTTCTTTACAAGAAGACTGTTAACACTGTGGCAAACTTGTGACACAATGTGCTTTGCTCTATGGTCTCCATAGAGCAAGAAAAGCTCACGGGTTCTGTCCCGAAGCTTATACTGTTTTCCGTGTTTTCGGAACCAGTAGGTAGACTCCATGAGCGGTATAATGGAGTCTCTAGTTACATGGCCCCAGCCTGTAACTTCTACCCGGTCACGGAGATGACCTGGGTATGCGTTGTCAAATATGCCTGTTGCAGTTTGACAAAACATGGTCTCGCTCGGATTGAGCTGCCATGAATTCTCTTCTGGCTGTCGAAGGCCAGAGAGATTATGGTTTAACGATCTTAGATAAACCATGAAGCAGAGTGGTTGAAGTTCAACTCCCTGTTCACTGACCTTTTTGCAAGGACAGTTGGTCTTGATCTTCTCACGAGATCTCGACTTATCTCCTTGTATGTACATACAGGAGCGAAGCGAACAATGTACGTCGCTTTTCTCTCCGGCTTGGTAGCCGTGAAAGATACTCTGACACGATTCCTCGTTCAGAAGGTATTGCTGGTCAACCGTGGTTGCCAGTGGAATGGTATGTGTGTGAATCACATACCTACTGGTGCGCGCCTCAAAGGCTCGCCCTCCATGCGAAGTGAGCGTCAGTAACGACTCACTTTGACTGGATTCCTCTTTTGAGAAATCCGTAAGCACATTCATCTTGAATGGTGGTGTGTCTTCACGCGACTAAGTAGTCCT